TTAAGAGCTGCACAGTCTCGACTGGACGCATGGCGATCATTGGCAGCAGGATATAGGTCAGCCGGTGGGTAACGTTCATTTCATGTCTCAGTCAGTTGACTGGGCAACACCTGAATGGTTGTACAAAGAACTGGACAAAGAGTTTCACTTTGACTTTGACCCATGCCCATTGTACGGCGCACAATCTGAATCAGATGGTCTAAGCGTTGAATGGGGGGGGCTACTTTTTGCAACCCACCTTACGGACGAGAGATTGGCAAGTGGACTCGAAAAGCAAAAGAAGAAGCCATGAAAGGCAAGACAGTTGTGTTGCTCATTCCTAGCCGCACTGATACTAAGTGGTGGCACGAGGACATTATGCCAGCAACCGAAATACGATTTATTAAAGGTCGGCTTAAGTTTGGTGGATCTAAGAACTCAGCCCCATTTCCCAGTGCATTGGTCATATGGGATTCTTGACATAACTGGTGTCACACAGTAAGGTTAAATTGTTCTGAGGAGGACACATGAAAGTATTAGCGTATTTAGATGATTTAAGTCGCAGTGAATGGCTAGAACTTCGCAAGAAGGGGATCGGTGGAAGTGATGCCGGAGTCATTATGGGGGTTAGCAAATGGCAGTCACCGTACAGTCTTTGGGCTAATAAGCGCGGACTTACGGAAGACTCAGTAGCAGGTGACGCAGCTAAGTGGGGCAACCGACTTGAGCGAGCAGTCGCAGAAGCCTACGCAGAGCAAACTGGAGACGCAGTAGTGTCGTGGCCTGTCATGCTTCAAGGCGACGAAGAGTGGCAACTTAGCAACGTGGATTTCTTTATAGTTGAGCCAAGCGAGTTTGCAGAGGCAGGAAAGGTAACTGACGTTACGATTGAGCCAATTCAAATTAACGCCATTTTGGAGATTAAAACCACTGGTATTGCAGGACGCGCAAGTCAAGAGTGGAACGACGGACGAGTACCAATCACTTACTTGTATCAAGGGATGCACTACTGCTTGACTACGAGAGTGACCCAGAAGGTCGTTTTCGCCTGTCTAATGGGTGGGGCTGGACTGATTATCAGGGAACGCGAATACAGCGATTCAGACCTTATTGGTCTTTACACTGCCGAGAAAGCATTTTGGGCAAAGGTTCAAGCAGAGGAAGAGCCGGAAGTGATTGGTCACGAATCGGACTTTGATACTCTAAAAGCAATTTACCCATCGTCAGAGGGCGGAGTAACCATAGAGGGCGACGAGTTCGTTAAGGATCTAATTGAGGAATACAGAATTGCCAAGCAGACCCTAGACGAGGCTCAAGCTGACGTTGACTCAATTAGGGCGCAGCTACTACGTCTAGTCGGTGACGCAGAAGCAGTCACATTTAACGGTGACACGCTCTACACATACAAATCCACGAAGGACAGCGAAGCATTAGACTCAAAAGCGTTGAAAGAGTCAATGCCAGAGATTTATGAGCAGTTTAGTAAGATTAAATTGGGCTACCGCACATTAAGAATTAAGGGGGAATGATGAACAGCGAAAAACAAGCATTGTTGGCTATGTGGCAAATACAACAACTTATTGACGGTCTTGTTTTATCGGGAGTTCCGCAAGAAAACATAACTGAAGCAATGAATTATGCAAGCAACAAAACTCTTAATGATTTTTATGCTGAAGTGGATCCATTTAACAACGGAGGTACAGCACCATGACTGACGATTGCAAACACGGTTACGTCAAATCCATGTATAGCGGAGAAGAAGTATTTATAAAGTATTACTCAATTTTTTGCCCTGATTGCGGAAAAAGAATAGAAGGAAACTCATAATGATTGAATCACTTTTAGTTGTAGGTCTAATAACCTTGTTTATTTTGTGGGCAATGATGTATGGAGAATGAAGATTTTGCAGAATTCTTAGAGGGGTTTAATGAGAACCAAGATCTGCGAAAGAAGATAGACGACATCTTTCAGGGTGCAAACGAACGCAACTACTGTCGAACCTGTCATGGGTATAGACCTGATTACTCACAACCTTGTCTAAGCTGCGGAGAAGTTGATTAAGTAGTACCTTCGGTAGTACCTTGGTAGTACCTTGGTAGTACCTTTTAGGTAAATTTTTCCAGGATTTTTATTTGACGTTTCCAGCAATTATTTTGAAAACTTTGCGGAAAAGTTGCTGAGATTTTCCAGAAATTTGTACAGAAATTGTCTAGGATTTTGCTGGAAATGTGTGTGTACGTTGTGTGTATAGTTGGTGTATTCAGCTAAAAAATGTCATACAAATTGTTATACATTTTGCTAGGAATTTTTTGGAAATTTACTAGGATTTTTGTTAAACATTTTCTACAGATCTATTGACATTGTTTGTAAATTATTTAAAAATTTAAAAACTTAAAATAATTTCAAAAAAAAATTTTAAAAATTTTTTATTCCTTGTTTTTAATCTGAGAAATTTTGATGCAAAAATAGGCGAACACCTGTTCGTCGAACACACGTTCGATTGTGGATAACTTGTGGAAAACCCTGAATCGTCAATAATTGCAAGGGTTTTTGCGTGTTTAGCTGCAATTTATCCTATAACAATAGGGAAAATGCCGGGGATCTTTTAGCAGTCGTTGACACCGAGCGCCAACACTTCGAGCGGATAGATACCGACACCGCGACGAAGTGAACGAGACTGCGACTAGACGGATTTGATAGTTCAAAGTCTCATTAGGACACCCCAGCAAGATTCGAACTACTCCAAACCGAGCGCCAAAAGGATCAAGAAAAGGTGTTGAGGGTTCTTGCATTGTCCACCATCTGGGCGCTAAGGTAGGGGAGTCGGGCTAGTGCGTTACTAACTCGAAAGCCTCTGGGAGGGGGCGAAACATGAAAACAGAAACAACAACTACCTCCAGCTGCAAGCCTTCAGGGTTTGCACTCTGGAATCTCAAGAGAGAATTCACCGTGCTTTTCTGCGTTGAGTGCTTCAATGAGCGTTTTACCGCTTCTACGTTGATGAACTTCGCCGATCGCGTAGACACACTTTTTGCCGGTGGTTCAGGCGTTCACCGTTGCATTAACTGCGGAAAGCAGGTCAACTAATGAAAAACGCAGAAAACTTCAATTCAATCCAGGCGAAAGATTTAACTACACCTATCAAAGGTAGAAGGATTAAGAATAAAGACATCGGAGAAAAGATTAAGAACCGCGAAGAATTCCGCGCCTCTTCAACTTGGGCGAAGTGGACGGAAGACCGAAAGCGTTACGAGGTTTACAGTTACGAAACATTGATGGCGTTTATTGATTACGACGGCGCAAGTCGCGGTGAGATGTGGCGCAATGAGAAAAAATACAGCGTGACTACTTCGCAGGTTCAATGGACAATAAAACTAGCGTTTGAAGAGATGGAAAAGGTGACGCAATGAAGCACGCAACCATTCACACAATCGCCAGAGCGCTGGACATTCTTGTCGGGTATCTCTTCGCAAGAACTTGCGAAACGCACGGTTGGTTATTGAACTGGGAAGTGATAGACGCTAACGGCGTTTGCCTTTCTGCTATTTGGATTGTGTCGGCGGTTGGTCTTGTTTGGATCACCAACAAGTTCTACAAAGTCAGCGCCGAAAAGCACCACAAAGACAAAACCTACAAAGCGTGGGAAGACCTCGCGCAATACCTAAACGAAAAGGAGACGAAATAATGACTTACGAAGAAGCAGTGAAGCAAGCAAGCGAAGACCAGGGGATCTCGAAGATTTTCCAACTAATGAGCGATAAAGGCGTGAAAGGTCAGATTTGGCAATCTGGCGGTTTTTGCATGGTGTACCTATTAGAGGGTGTCAATGGCTCATGTATTCAGGCTAACGGCTGGAGCGCTGGATTCTACGAATCACAAGAGGCGCAAGATTGGGGAAAGTGGGAAGACCTACTACCGGACAACGACACCCCAACACCTGAAGAAATAGCGGAGGCGATCTACGCGAACTTGCACCGCATAGGCGTATCCATTTCTATTTGCAACCTTTGTGGGGAAACTATAAAAGACGTATCCGAAGCGCGTTTGGTTTTGCCCTGGGGGGAAACTTGCGGAGAATGCATAGAAACGATAGACAAAATTAGAGCCGAACAAATAAAGGAGAACAACTAATGACTTGTGAAAACACCTATACAGGAAACAACGAGGGACTAGTTCTATACGATGGGGTCATGCATGCCGAATACTGGTGTTCTTGGTCTTGTCTGTTTAAGCAGATAGAGAAGGGAAGCGAAACCCCTAAAGAGATTTGGGGAAGGGTTTCAGACTGGATGGATATGGAAATGCATAGAGAACCTAAATTCTGGTTTGTCACAGATAACGAGGATGAGGGGCTAGGTACCGTCTGCGGTTCTAACGTCTGACCTAACCCAAACAGCATTAAGCCGGGTCTTCGTGACCCGGTTTTCTGCTTTCTAGGGGGTATTTGGCTGGGTGTGTTGGTGTGGGTTTGGGTGTCTCTAGGTGGTCTGTGGGTCTGTGTGGGGGTTCTGGGGGTCGTCGTCCCTCTAGGCGTTAGAACGCTGTCCCCTGCTCTCTGTGCCTCTCCCCCTCGGTTGTCCTTTGTTTGCTTGGTGTTTGCTCGTTATCCACCGCAGCTAGCCGGCTTCGCTATCTGATCTGGTGAAGGGTCGCCCTCTGTGCTTCGATTCTCGGCGTTTTCTCTGTTGCTGGTGTGTGTCGGTCTAGGTCGGTCATAAGGTGGCGTATAAGGTGGCGCGGTTTCTGCTTTCCTTCTCTGGCTTGGTGTTTGGTGGTCTCTCTCCTTAGTTATCACCTATGGCGCACCCCTGAGCGCTTCGAGGCTTTCTGGTTTAGACTTGTTAGGTGCTTTGGTCATTTATTCTCGAGGGTTTCGGTTTGCTGGGTGCTTTCCTGGTCGGTCGTCGTCTCTGGTGGGCTTGGGTCTTTCTGGCGGTTAACTCTTCCCTATGGGCGGTGTACGGCTTCGAGTCTCACCAGTTCGGCTTCTGCTTCGCTGGTCTGATCTATGCGCCTGTGTACCTTCGCAACTCCTATAGATGGAAGCAGGGCAAGCCATGACGGTAGTAGCCGGGTTGGTCGTTCCCTCTGCTCGTGGCTGGTCGGCGTGGATAGGTGGCGACTCTCTGAGCAGTAATGACGACGGACTCGCCTCGTTAGCTCTGACGCCCAAGGTCGCCCGATTCGGTGACTTGCTCCTCGGGTTCGCTGGGTCTTGGCGTGCTGGGTCGCAGTTCTTCGCTATGGCGGCTAAAAGCCACCTCCCCAGTCTGGCGCAGTTGCTCGACTCTGTGAGGCTGGACGAAGAGACGAAGGGCGAGTGGGAGTTGCTCGCTATAGAGCGCACTGCTTCGGGGGTTCGTCTGTATGAGGTGAACAGCGATCGAGGCGTTATTGAGACCCGACCTAACCGCGACGGTGTGACGTATGGCGCTATTGGCTCAGGGGGTGCGGTGTGCTTGGGGGCGTTGGCTGTCTCGACTAGTGAGGATCCCGACGAAGGCGCATTGATGATGGCACTAGAAGCGACTGAGAAGCACTGCACGACGGTTCGTAGTCCGTTCCTCATAGTCTCTCTGTAACCACTCTAAAAGCCTTTATAGGCGCGTGTGTTGCCTTTGTGGTATCTTTGTAAGGTACAATGCGCAAAATGTCAAAGGGTCTACGTGCCAAATGTGAACAGTAGAGGCGGATTCGTCAAGACCGCAGAGAGCGCACAGAAGGACACAGAGGCGCTACGTCTTCGCAGTTCTGGCATGACCTACAGCCGTATAGCAGAGGCGCTAGGAATCTCAAAGAGCCACGCCTACTACCGAGTACAGAACGCCCTAGCTGCAATACCAGCCGAGGCAGTAGACGAATACCGCAGACTAGAGAATGAGCGCCTAGACGCACTGCTAGAAGTCGCGATGGCGAAAGCACTAGACCCCGAGGCAAAAGGCGGAGCGTTATTCGCGATTGACCGAGTGCTAGCGATCCAAGACCGACGCACGAAACTACTCGGACTAGACGCACCAATTCGACACGAAGTAATCACACTGGACTACATACAAAGCGAGATTATACGCTTACAAAATCAACTAGGGGTAGAAGATGGCGACGATAGCGGAACAGCGCCTAGCGGAACTCAGGAAACTGGAACAGTTAGAGCTATTGAAGCAACAACTGGAAGCGGAGCAGGCGAGGAAAGCGGTAACGCACTCTAGGTATCGCCAGAGCGCACGACCCGAACAACTCCCACCCGAAGGCGACTGGCGTATTTGGCTAGTGATTAGCGGACGAGGCTGGGGAAAGACCTTTACCGGCTCTGGCTGGCTACTCGAACAAGCACTACTCCAAGAGAACACCGAATGGGCAGTAGTAGCGCCGACCTTCACCGACGTACGCCGTACCTGCATAGAAGGCCCTTCGGGAATTATTAAGTCTCTACAACCCGGACAACTTCGCCACTACAACAAGACCAACGGACAAGTTACTTTGTCTAACGGCTCTAAAATTCACATGATCTCGGCAGATGAACCAGACCGAGCGCGTGGACTTAACTTGTCAGGCGCATGGCTGGACGAATTCGCTGCATGGCGCTACGAAGAAACATGGACTGCTGGTTTAGCACCGGCACTTCGAATTGGAAACCCACAAGTCGTTATCACGACGACACCTCGCCCGACGAAACTTATTAAAGAGTTTGTAAACCGCATAGACGGTTCCGTAGTCGTCACCAGAGGTAGTACGTTTGATAATGCAGCTAACCTGTCTGAGGCTGCGCTCGCTGAATTGCGAAACCGTTATGAGGGAACTCGTATCGGACGACAGGAACTTTACGGTGAATTGCTAACTGACAATCCCGACGCTCTTTGGACGTTGGAGATGATTGACTCCACAAGGGTGAAAGAAGCCCCAGGGTTGGTTAGAATTGTAGTTGCAGTTGACCCAGCCACCACATCAGGTGAAAATGCCGACGAGACTGGAATAGTCGTCGTTGCTAAAGGAGAAGATGGACGCGCTTATGTTCTTGCTGACCGCAGTTGCCGTGATACTCCTTCTGGGTGGGCTAACAAAGCGATAAACGCTTTTAACGAATTTAACGCTGACCGAATCGTTGCCGAGAAGAATCAAGGTGGCGACATGGTCGAATTAACGCTTAGATCAGTTGACCCGACCATTCCTTACTCAGGAATCGTGGCGAAACTAGGTAAAAGACTCCGCGCCGAACCGATAGCTGCGCTCTATGAGCAAGGCCGCGTATCGCACGTTGGAGAATTTGCAGTATTAGAAGATCAAATGACTGGCTGGCTTCCTGACTCAGGATACTCACCAGACCGACTAGACGCTTTAGTTCACGCCCTAGCGGAGTTGAAACTCGCTACCGGTTCTTCAGCTGATAGATTTTTTGCACAACTCGCACCGCCTTGTGGCGCGTGTGGACAACCCAATGAGGTTGATTCGTTCGGATGTAAGAACTGTGGGGTCTCATTAAGGACACCCGAAGCGCAGTTATACTCATCAGGCATCAACCCATCTCACCGAGGACAATAAATGGCATTGTTTAAGCGCAAGGACAAGAGTACGCTCGCTGCGGAAATTGTCGCTGAAATGCAGAAGGCTGGAATGGCCTCCACACCTCTAGGTGGCGGAGCGTACAACTCTGCTTACGCTGCTAACGAAATGTCAACTGCCGGTCAAGGTATCGTTACGACAATCGGACAAGCAGTTCCAATGCCTCGCCCTGGCTTTGTAGAAGGTGGCGGTGGATTCGGTGCAATGCTCGGCCCAGCAGCTCCACTTCTCCCAGCGCCTATTGACGTTGTTCTTGACGACTCAGGTCGCGCAATGCCTCGTAAGTACGAGTACCAGACCGCAATTAACCTCAACCTAACACAGACTGAGGTTCCGTTCCAAGTTCTTAACTCACTTGCAGAACAGTGTGACGTTATTCACCGCGCCATTGAAATCCGCGTTGGTGACATTGTTAAACAACAGCCTTCATGGACACTTTCTGATCAAGCGATTGCTACAATCATGGAAGAAGAAAGTTGCTCACACGCTAAAGCCGCGTTAATTGGTCGTGAGCGTTTCGGAGATGAAATAAACCGCCTTAACGAATTCTGGCAAAACCCATACGTTGCCAGTGACCGCACATTCTCTGAATGGATTACCGAGTCACTTTGGCAGGTCTTCACTTACGACCAGTGGTGCGTGTACCCTCGCTACAACTTCAAGGGCAAGGTTCTTGGCTTTGACGTAATTGACGCACCTACAATCAAAATTCTTCTTAACAACCGAGGAGACGTTCCGTCACCACCTGAACCTGCTTACCAGCAAGTTCTTTGGGGATTTCCTCGCGGAGAATTCATTGCCTCACCAGAAGCCGACGGAGAATTTTACTCTGGCACAGGTCGAGACAAAGAATACTTGACCGACCAACTCTCGGTCTTCATTAAAAACCGTCGCACATGGTCGCCATACGGTTACTCACCAGTTGAAGAAGCAATCCCAGCCGCTTCACTGTACTTAAACCGTCAAGCGTGGATGAACTCTGAATACCAGAATGGCTCAATGCCAATGACGTTTATGAAGACTAACTCTCAGGAGTTGGACATTCACAAACTGGCTGAGTTCGAGCGTATCCTTAATGGTCGTCTAACAGGTAACACAGCAGAGCGTCACCGCATCAAGGTTCTACCTGACGGTTTTGATCCTGTTGCTATGCCAGAGATGGCTGACCGCTTTAAATCAGACTACGACGAATACATCATTAAACGCATCTCTTCTATCTTTGGTGTATCACCAGCAGCTCTCGGAGTCGTATCACGCGCCGGTCTCGGTGGTGGTAAGGGTCAAATGGAAGGTGAGCAAGAAAACGTTGAGACTGTTTCAACTAAGCCAATGGCTGACTACATCATTTCTTGCATCAACTCGCTTTCGCGTCGTTACCTTGGAGCAAGCAAAAACGTAACGTTTGTACTCAACGACGTTAAATCATCTCTCGACGAGCGCAACCGCGCACAAGCACTTCAAGTTTCACTCTTCTCAGGTCAGAAAACTCTCAATGACGTACAAGGTGAACTTGGACAAAACCTTTACGATATGCCAGAAGCCGACGAACCATTTATCGTTGCTGGTAGCACAGTGCTATTCCTCAAAGGAATGTTGACTGTTGACTCATCTGGCGAGACAAGTGGACAAATAGGAGAACCAAGTGACCAAACGTCGGATCAAGAAAACCAAATTAACGAAAGACCCGTACAGGAAAGTGTCAGCGAAACCGAAAGTCCGAAGGCAGGGGTAGGGAAAGACATCCCTGCTGTTGGCGCACCTTCTCAAAAAGAAGCACTTGCTGACGAACTGAAAGACTTTGGTCGCTTTGTTAAGTCACGTCACAAGAACGGCAAGTGGCGAGCATTTGACTTTGTTTCAATTCCTGACTCAATAGGAGATCGCCTCAACGAGGCTGGTTACTTCATTGCCAAGGGTGTAACACCAATGCCAGACAACATGATTGAATGGGCTTCTGAAATTGTGAACAGTGAGATAACAGATACCCCAAAAGGTTCACTTACTAAAAGAAAATCAATAGAAGATTTACCAGGGGCTCAAGGTAAATCAGAGATTGAAAATAAATACCGCAACCTTATTGAAATTGCTTTAGCGGCAGGAATTTTAGGTTGGGAAAAAGCGCTTCGTCAAGCAATGGAATCTATGCCTACTATGGGCGCAGACATTTCTGCTGTACGAATAATTGTCGAACAAGCAATTCAGCACAACGTAACAGTTACTTCCGCTGAACTTGCTAGCACTATTGGGGCAATGCAATCCGAAGCTGCAAAACTTGGAATTGAAACTGCTGCCAATACAATGAATCTTGCTCCTATAAAAGTAGGAACAAAGTTGCAAAGTATTCTTAATCAAGCCGACGCAGACGCTAAGGCTATTCAAGGAACTACATTAAGTAGAATTGTTGATACCATCACTCAAGGGATGGCTTCAAAGTCTTCACAATCAGAAATAAGCGCTTTAATAAATAGCATTATTAATGATCCTGCTCGCGCAGACATGATTGCTATTACCGAAACAAACCGGGCTTACAACGCTGCCGTCATTGACTCTTACCAACAAGCAGGTGTTCAAACCTGGATGTGGGAAGCCTATGAAGGAGCTTGCGACATTTGTTTGTCACAAGAAGGTGAACACATAATGGGAGATCCATACCCACCGGCTCACCCTTTATGCCGTTGCACCGTACCCGAACTACCAATTTTAACAGGAGAATAAAAACATGGCTCAAGACATTACCTACGCCTACTTTGGCGGACTAACTGCAAAGCGTGGCGAAGATGGCTACATCCGAGTAAAGGGTCTTGCAACAGACGCAACACTCGACCTCGACGAGCAAATCTGCGACCCAGAGTGGCTCAAAGAAGCAATGCCAGAGTGGTTCAAGATTGG